CAAAAAAAGAAATGATGTTGATTTAAACTTTTTTATTCGTTTAGATCTAGATAAAAATATTTTACCAGGATAACAATGATACGTCTTAAAACATTATTATTTGAACTTGCTGATACTGAAATAAAACGTTGTTTGGATAAAATAAAAAACAATGATTTTCAGTTACTAGGAGCTGGTGATAATGGTCGGGTGTATGAAATTAACGGCGAAGACAAAGTTTTTAAAATTACAAAGGAACGTGATGAATATCAAGTTGCTAAACGCATAGTTAATCGATATTCAGATTTTACTACATTTATTCCGGTATATTATGTTAACGGAACTGATATGTATATAATGGCAAATGCTGAACAATTGTCATCATCAATTCGACGAGAAATTGATTCGTTTATGAAAGATTTTGCTGTATATGCGCGTCAAGAAGGCGGCGAAGTTTCTATTTTTGATTTTATGCAACAAACAGATTCTGTTAATTCACAATTAGATAATTTCTTAACTGCATTAGAAACTGACATTAAAAAATTAAACATTCCGGAATTTGAATTAGATTTAGATTTTAGATCGGATAATGTTATGCAATGGAATGGTAAACTAGTAATGGTAGATTGGTAACAAGTTAATATTTATTTGTATATGATAAAGAAACATAACATACTAGATAAAATTATAAAACGAGTACTAGCAGAACAAACATTAACTATACCGGTAACAATTAAAAAATTTTCCATTGGTATAGGTGATCAAATTGCAAATGAAAAATTAGGATGCGTATTTGCATTTCGTGTAACTGCAAAATCAAAAGAACAAAAAGTAGATGATGCTGGTACTAAGGTAAAATTAACTCCAACTGCCGATGAGGTTTTACGTGCTATTAAACAGCGTTTAGAAAAAACTAAATTTCCAGAAATTGATCAATATAAAACGGCAAACTATTGGTGGATTCAATCAAACAATATATCAACCAATGATAAAATACATGAATATGTATTTTTTGTGTATCCTAAAGCTACACTAGTAGGAGTTATGAATCCTATAGTTCCTAACAATTTGAATGAATTCCCACCTAAAGTAGATTACTATATAGACACTACATCAGTAACAAAAGCTGAATCACAACATTTTAAAAATTGGGCTAGTGGTGAAACCTTACCTGACGGTGAATGGTTAGAAAATAATGCTACTACTGATATTAACGTTTGGAATACTACTCTGGAACGTTCTCTTAGTATAAATAGTCTGAGTACTAATCCATTAACAAAGAGTTTACCCGTATATAATTTAAATCGCATATCACGTCACATTAAACGACATTTAGGTTTGTTTTCCGGAGAATTACAATTCCCGCGGGAGGAACCTGAGTATTTGAAAAGAAAAGATCAAGAAGAATTCGATTCTGGATTTACATTATATGGACAAGAATTAAAATTTACTGGAACAAATAAATATGTACGTAGTGTTGGACAATCTCAAATTCGTAAATACATAGGATTTTTTAAGGAGGAAAATGGAGATATTGTTTTACGGGCAACTGTACTTAGCAATGAACAAGATTCTACTACTAACATACAAACAGGTAATGCAACTAATTTAGAAGTTGACCTTGGTATACTTTTTACCGGAAACATAACTAACGATAAAATAACTCAAGGAACTATTGTCGACACCGTTAACAATAAAAAATATGTCGGAACATTTAATTCAAAACAAGAATATGATAACGGGTTAGAATATAAAAATGATGAATTAGTTCGTATATACGAAAAGAATAAATATTGGGACTATGTAAAAAATAGTACGGTTACAAATGAAAGTAGTCAGTATCAGATTCGAGAATTACAAAGCAATATTTTAAAAATGTGGAGCAATAATACCGAATTCGTATCTAAAACAGCACCAAATAATAAATACTTAATTAATAAGTTTATACAAAACGGTATCACGGGAATATGGGACACTCCTACTAAAGAAATGGTAACTGCATTGAATTTAATATTCATCGGACCGGATCCTGACACTGGGAAACCATATGCTGGTTCAGATACTCAAATACGAGCAGAAGAACATGAACAGATAGTTAAATATGCAACAACAAAAATTCCATCACAATAAATAAAGTATACTATGACACGTAACAATTTAATTTTAGAACAAAATTGGGGATCGTTTCAGCGTGACGAATTAACAGTAGTTAAAGAACCAAAAGAACAACCAAAATCTACTACACCAAACCAAACCAAAAAAACTAGTGGCGGTACAATACCACCGGCAGATTTAAAAAATACTATAAACAAACCAGGTAAATTAGTTAGATCATCAACAGCTTTAAATGATACTATTAATCCAGCACTAGAAGCAGATTTAGAATTAGCTACACAACAAGCAAATATCGGCGATGTACAAATAACATATGCAACATCTGGACATAGTAAACATGTACAAGGAAGTAAAAATGTAAGTAGACATTATGGTGGAAATGCTGTTGATATTAGTTTAATTAATGGCGTTAGTTATGGAAATAAAGCATTATTTACAAAATTAGGTTGGCTATTTGTTATTGAATTGCAAAAACTAGGATATAAATTTGGCGAAGGGCCTATTACAAAATCTTATTTATGGCAAACAATGACTGGCGGAAATCATTATAATCATATACATGTATCCATAAAGTCATCTGAAAATTATGCAACTAATTCCGAAGAAACCCCAGATGTTACTGATAAAACTAAACATGGTGGCGGTAGTGGGAGATCAAAGAAAAAACAAACGAATAAAAAATTAACTAAAGATCAAATTAAAAAGATTTTAGGAACCGGTCCAGGTCCGTACATGAAACAACCTCCAACTGCTGAACAATTAAAAATACGTACGCAAGTAGATAACGCCTGGGAAACAATGTTAAATGTTACTACTAGAAATCCTAATAAATATTTTTGGAAACTACGTTCTTGGTATAATGACCAAGAAGATGCTGCAGCAAAACATTTAAAAAATGAATATTTAAAAACTATACGAAATAAAATACCATTTAGTCAAGCACATCCAATTGATCAATATAATATTGTTGTATTAGATATGATAATTAATTCGATTTATTATAAAATACTACAAGGGGATGAATATAAAAAAATATCAAATTATTTTTATTTTAAAAATAAAAAATGGAATCTGCAGAAGGTACTATTTAATTGGAATTACATGTAAGTTATGGCAAAAAATCATTGGCACGGTGCTGCGAACAGTAAACGAGCGGTTGCATATAAATACGGTTATAAATCTGGGTTAGAATTAACAGTAGCAGACCAAATTAAAACTACTGAATATCCTTTGAATTATGAAACAGAAACTATACATTATATAGTACCTGAACGAAAAGCAAAATATACTCCAGATTTTGTATTTGTAAAAAGAAATGGCGAATTAATGTTCATAGAAACTAAAGGACGATGGACTAGTGCAGATCGTTTAAAAATGAAACATGTTCTAGCATCAAATCCTGGTGTTGATATTCGCATAGTATTTCAATCTCCGACACAAAAAATATCTAAATCTAGTAAAACTACTTATGAAGGTTACGCAAACAAACTAGGAATTACACACGTTGCGAAGAAAACAATTCCGGAAGAGTGGTTGTCGGAATGTTTGAAAACCGGCGAAGAAGTAGTAAATGTAAAGAAATTTTTTGTATAGGTTTGAATTGTGAAAAATATTTAATACATTCATGTAAATTAATGATATATTAATTTAATGATTGATTCAGTATTGAATCGATCGTTAGACCAGAAATGAAATGTATGTGTCTAACTAATATTATTAATATTATATAATATAATTGGATGAATACTATAAATTCATTATATTATAAGTAATGAAAAATCTAAAGTTATTACAATTGCTAGAATCGGTTTTAGGTAAAGGTAAACCTACATCTGGCGATAACGTAGCATTTTTCTCCCCATTTGTTTCTCATTACAAACCTAAACTAGAAATTAACATACAAACTAATCATAACGGCGAAAACGTTTGGCATTGTTGGATTTCAGATAAAAAAGGTCGTAGTATTAACACGTTGTTTCGACAACTTAATTTACCTAAAGAGAAGTTTGAGCAATTATCTAAAATAATTGAAACATCTAAATATCGTAATACAAAAACAGAAGATGTTAAAGTTACATTGCAACTTCCGGAAGAGTATCGTGCACTTTGGATAAAAAAGAATACGCCTGATTATAAAAATGCAATTCATTATTTAACTAATCGAGGCATAACTGCATTTGATATTCTTAAGTATAGGATAGGGTATTGTGAACAAGGAGAATATTCCGGTAAGATTATTATTCCTAGTTATGATGCAGATGGTCAATTGAATTATTTTGTAAGCCGAGCATTCTATCGAGCGGACACACAAAAACATAAGAATCCAAAAATATCCAAAGACATTATAGGATTTGACTTAACTATTAACTGGTCACAACCTATTGTGCTGTGCGAAGGTGCATTTGATGCAATTGCGGTTAAACGAAATGCAATACCCTTGTTTGGTAAAATCATACAACCAGCTTTGCAGAGAAAAATCATAGAAAAACGTGTAAGAGACATTTATATTTGTTTAGATGCAGATGCTTTGCGCAAAGCAATACAAATTGCAGAACGATTCATGGCAGAAGGATTAAATGTTTATTTTATAGAACTGCAAGACAAAGATGCTGCAGATTTAGGATTTCAACAAATCAACCAAATCATACAAGATACTGATGTATTAACATTTGAACGGTTAATGCAACTTAAAATGGGACTTATATGGACATAAAAAAAATAGATGTTGGATTAGACTGGATTGATAGAATATATCATATATCTGATGTGCATATTCGTACATTGAAACGACATCGAGAATACAAACAAGTATTTGAAAACATGTTTGATCATATTGCCTGCAATTGCACTGATAACAGTATTGCAGTAGTTACTGGTGATATTGTGCATAGCAAATTGGATATGTCACCTGAACTAATCAATATGCTTGTTGATTTCTTTGATGGATTCATGATACCTACGGTTGTTATATTAGGCAATCATGACATGAATCTAAACAATATGCATCGAACAGATGCAATAAGTCCAATACTCAATGTAATTAAAAATCCTAATGTTATTTTTATTCGTGAGAATGGATTGTTTGAAATCGCCGGTGTTGTGTTTAATCATATGGCAGTTGATGTTCCGCCATCAGAATATATT